TGTTTTGAGCGTGTAGAGTTCCAACTTGTGTCGCTGTTAAATGTTCGTAGTCTGTCCCGTCATTCAATCCACTTAAAGAATTATGAGCGAAGTCTCCTGCCACATAAGTTGTGTTAGTGTCTGTGTAGTTGTCAGCATGGATAACCGCTGGAGCTTGGGAGGCTGTCCAATCCACCTCAATATCTTTGGTGTAACCCATCGCTCCAATATCCCCATCGCTTAGCTGTGTGTTGGTGTCTATGTAATTTCCAGCATCAATATTAGTCGCTCCTTGGTCTGTCGTCCAGTCTATTATTTGGTTTGCTGATAGTGTTGGTTGGAATCCTGTGTGTCCTGCACTTGCATAATCTAAATTAATTAAATTGTCGTGATGTGCTGGGCTTGTTATTCCCGGAGTATTAATCCTTGAAGCTGTGTCTCCCTCTATCAGTATATAAAGCATTGTTGCTGCTGGGCTTGCGTTTGTAACATAAGCTTTCGCCACTAACCTGTCTCCTGCCGCTAGTGGTATACTTGTTGGGATGTCTCCATGTGCATTATAACCTTTAGCCGCCGTCTCTATAAAATCAGTCTCGATTGTTGTGGTTACTAAGGTTTCAACTCCTAAGGCACTTCTTACATATAATTCAACATAGGCTTTTAATCTGTTTGCCGTTGCTGCCCTTAAATGAATATGCATTGTGAAAATTCCTGACGAGATAATTGTCATTAATGCTGGGATGTCAATAGTATCTTCTGTTATCCTTGCCCCTGCCAGTTGTCCCGTTGCATTTCCTAGTATACTAACTCCATCAACGATCTCCACTCCCGTCGAGGGCGTTAATTTAAATTCTTTATATGTTCCTACATCGCTTAAATCATCATAGGCGTAGAAATCAAAATAAGTTCCGATAGAAATGTTATCAACATAGTCTTTTATTTCTTGGTCTCCATCATCAACGTATTCTTTATTAACAATATCTTTATCTTGAGTTGGGATTGTGTTTACTATCCCTGCGCTGTGGTCTCCAGAATGATTAGGGATAAACATATCAGTAGCTATTGCTGTTTTTTTCTGAACGCTTCCTGCTAGTTGTTTAACAATTTTTTGAGCTCTTGTTTGTCCCATTAGTCTAAACCTACTCTTTTTCTTTTTGGGATTAAAGAATCTTGAGGGATTAGAGCCATGTCATATCCCGGAGCTTTTGTAGAATCTGCTGCACTTCTAGCATCCCAATCAGTCTTTAATTCTTTATCTCCTATTCTATTAGCCATAGTGAATATAAGAAATCAGACTTTAAAAAATTATGCTGAACGAACAATCTTAGTTAAGTAGAAAACATTATCGTTGGCAGTAATAAAATAAGATGTTGTGTCTGCGCCTGCCGTTGCTGCGCCCGTGCTTAAGAGGTCTAACGCTGCATTAAGTAAAACCATAGTCTCGTAGGCTGTTGTCGTAGATGTTATGTCTCCAGGCATTATTCTTTATCCTCTTTCTTTTCTTCTTTCTTTTCTTCTTTAACTTTCTTAACTTCTTTTTTCTCTGGGTATTTTCTAGCAATCCTATCCGCCCAGAATTTTTTGGTAGCTTCATCCTTTGCTTCCTTTAGATATAGTTTACAATTTGCTAAAGTCATTATGCCACCGTCCCGTTAATTACGCCCGCCCGAATTAACTCTCTTATCAAAGTTCCCAAAGTATCTGCTGTCAATAAATCATCATTAGCATTACAATTTAAAGATAGAGCCTCTGTGATATTTGTTACGGCAAATTGAGAAGTAGAAACATAATCACGTTTTCCGCCTTGAAGAATATCAACCATTAGTTAATCGTATCAGTTAGTTTGAATACTGCGTTAGGGTTAGGTCTAATTCCCTCTCCCTCTGCCCATACTCTAACGGTCTTACCGATACCCTCGTCATTTACTACTGCGGAAGTCATACCCATAAACTCTTTCCATATTACCGACTTACTTGGAGAGAATATAGTTACCGTGTCTGTTGGTCTGTTAGGATCCGATACAATCTTAACACCCATAAAGCTCATTAGCTCTCCACCTGCTACCTTTCCACTAGAGAAGCTAGGAATAGAAGAACCCTTAACCGTAATTAACCATCTTAACAACCACTTCTTTTCTGCTGGATTCATGTAAGCCACTAGGTCAGAACTATCATAACCCTTTGCCTCGATGTTTTCAATAGCGTTAAGAAAATCATAAATTGGGTCTGCGTCTGAATCTACATTCCATCCGCTTCCAGCCGCCGCCGCTGTTTGACAACCTGCTGCGTCCAATACCGTTAATAATCTTGAATCAATCTTCTTGTTTACTGCAATAACAGAATCCTTAATAATATCTCCCCATACATCTGGGTCAGAATCTTTAATGTCTTCTAGTGAAATCATTGGAGATGTTGCGAAATACTTTTTAACATAACTTGTGCTTCTTGTGTAAGAGTTTTCAATAACTACTGGCATAGCCTTAGAAGCTGTCTCGATAAGGTCGCCTGTAATTCCTGTTGTAGTTGGAGAAGTTAAATAACCGCTTGTCTTAGAATACCAACGCATCTCTCTCGCCGTTGTAGAGATAACCCTAACAAAATTTTTCAAAATAATTCCTACATCTGCAAAACCCTCTACTAACTTGGTAATATCAATGCCCCGAATCTCTGCCATTGCTGTTGTATCTGCCATTATGAGAACAACTCCATTGCTACTAAGTCTGTATCAGATCCGCTTTCTAAAAATCTTCCCCATGTTATTCCATTCTCGTGGTCTGTTGCTGCTGCGTTAGTAAAATTATTCTTTGCGATAATACTTGAAGCAAGTCCTACCGTTGCTCCACCAGCCCCACATTCAACCCTAAAAATTCCTTTCCTGTAAACTGCTACTGACGTTCCAACATTAGCGATTTTTTCCTCTGCTACAATTCCGCCCATAATATCTGCATTTGCGGAAGTGATTGCCACAACTAGATTTAAAGTTGCTCCTGTGAAAGTTACACAATCTCCTTTCTCAAATGCTGCTGCCTCTGCACAATTAACTCTGATAGGAGCTTCTGTTTCGTATAATAATACTGCGGTTATATTTGAACCCATAATAATCCTTAGAAGAAATAGTATTTAAATCTTTCGTTATTCGGTTAATCGATTACTTTAATTCTTTGTTGCATAATTCTAGCATAACAGCCCTTACTTTTGCGTTTCTAGCCTCTGCTTTATCAGAAATTTCTATCTTTTCCTTAGTCTCTGCCCAGAATTTTTCGTCAGTATCTTCTGCAATTTTAACACCCATTTCTTTATTTTCTATCATCTTTTTTCTCCATTTGATTTTTCATAATCCTGTCTGAATATTCTTTTGCTGTCTCTTCTTTTGATTCCACCTTTATATTTCCCCCAGTCGTTCCTGCTAGTCTTTGGTTAGCGTGTAAAGTTTCTTGTCTTGTTAGAAGTTCTTCCGTCTTTTTGTTCGCTGCTTCTTGCCTAGTAACAATCGCTTCGGTTTTGTCGTAAAGAGAAACCGCCTTGTTATCAGTCTCCACAGAAATATCATCATCCTTTCCATCCGTGTCAGTCGTGTTTGTTTGTTCATCAGTCATGTGTCATTAAGTTAATCAGTCTTTATATACTTATCGAAAGGTAGAGCCAAACCCATCGCTGCCGCCATCACTCCGATATAGATTGTTAAGATTGTCCCATTGATTCCGTTAAATAAAGCACACATCTCAATTATAGATAAACACAACATTCCACAGAGGATTGTAGAAAGTCTGGCTTTGCTAGAATTATTCATGCTAGTATCATCGACAATATAAACGCAATAAGCGCGAGCCTAGCTACCTCTTTTAGAATACAATTAAATATCTTCTTCATCGTCCACCTCCGTCTGTAACCTCTGTAATATCTCAAACTCTGTCGGGTCTCTTGTCGCTCCTGTTAGGACATTTTGTTTTCCTTGAAAAATCTTTTCCCTAGTAAGTAGGATTTCTGTCTCATAAGTGTTTACTAAATCGCTGTTAAACCTAAGCTCTGGTGAGTTGTTGATAAGTAGTTTTAATCTGCTTTCTAACCTCTGCACGTTTTGCTCTATATCTCGTAGCTGTTCTTGTGCCACTGAAACAGGAAGATAACCTAGTTTTACGTTTGTCTCTATATTTGAAATTCTACGCTTCTCTTTTAGGAGATTTGATTTTACTTGTGCTGCGTTCTCGCTTGGGGTTTCTATTAGTCCCCCTGCAAATTGGCTAGCTAGCTTACCAATAACAGGAATACCCTCAACAAACATTCCAAAACTCTCAGAAGAAGTTAAACCCCTGTTTATTTCTTCTCTTTCAATCTTAGTTAATGCCTCTGTTCTTAGTTCTGCTGGTGTGAGTTGGTCTTGGAATGTCTCAATCCCTAAAGCATTTTTAATCTTATTTCCTATGTTCCGACCTGCAACAACACTCCCACCAATTACTGGTAACTCTTCTAAAAATCCTGCTTCTTCTTGTAATTCTCTACGCTCTGGAGTTTCCTCGTCTATAAGTCTCTGTTTTTCTGTTTCTATTGCTGCGGTTGCTGCGTTTGCTTCTTGTGCTTGAGTTGCTGAGAGTTTTCCCGATGCTATTGCTTCTTGTTGTGCTGTTTGAATTTCCATTCTTCTCTTATCTTCTGCTAGTGTCTCTGCTGTTTGAACTCTCCTAACCCCTTGTGCATCTGTTACTATAACCTCGTTTCCTTTTGCTACTCTATTTGGGGCTGCTTCCTCTCTTCTCTCACAGGTCTGAGTTTCTGCGTTCCACTTACCACCGCTATCAATACATTTTCTTCTAGGGCTATCAACTGGCTCTGGGGTTACTGGGTTCTTTGTTTTTGTTACTTCTAATACCATTATCTATTGAGCTTAGGCTCTACCTCCGCTGGTTGTATTGCTGTCTGTCCTGTGTTCTTCTCTGCGTTCTCTTGTGTCTTTGGAGCCAAACTTGGAGGTCTGTTAAATTTAATTTTGATTCCTACTTGCTGCCATAGTTCATCTTCGGTCTCTAGCTGTTCCGCTCCATAGACAGGCTCAAAGATAAGGTGTCCGTTAATTCCTCCAACCTCTGTTGTTCCGTCGCTAGTTGCCATACTCTTTGGCATCCCTCCAGTTCTATATCCCAGTTCATCGACATAAGATAACCAATTCTGTCTGTCCTCACTAGACTTGCTAGGGTAAGGCTCTATCTTTGCTGTGTCCTCTGGCATCCCTACCATCTCTCCGTTCTTGACTGCTTTCTCTATTTGAGTATTAGCATAAGCTATCTTTCCAGTATTATTTGTTTTATAGTAAACAATTCCTAAAGCCTTGTCTCTGTGTTTGATTACTCTCTCGTCTGCAAAAGCCTCAATCATAGCATCATTGACGGTCTTGTTTGCTTGAATATCGCCAGTTCCTCTTGTTGAATCCCCTAACTTCTTATTCATTGAGTGCCATATATCTTGGGGTTTTTTCTTAACCCACTTAGTGCCATCCCAAATTTCATAACGTATAATTCTAGTTGATTTAAAGACAGTCTTTACTCTCTCTGGGCTTATGTTAACCATGTTTACTAGAGTTCCGTTGTCGTTTCTTATTACCGCTGTAAATGAATCCCCGTGTCCTAATTTTATATTTCCATGTGTCCAAACAATCTGAGAAAATGTCTCCTTTCCGTTGCCGTCAATCTTTGGGAGTATTACTTCGTGAGGGGCTTCCGCCTTATAGCCCTGTTTATACGCCCATGTGCAAATAGAGTTAAGCCTCGACGCTATTTGTGGATGATTAAGCTGGTAACCGTAGTTTTCTGTTGCCTTATCATAATAAACATAAGTCTCTCCGTTGCCTGCGTTTGCTGCGTCTAAAGCCATGCTCTTCACTATGAAGTCAGGGACTGTGTTTGTGAAGTCTGTCGTCGTTGCTGCGTTCATGTCTGGTGCCATTATTCAATTTTAAAAGGGACATTTAATTTCATAACGGACGTTCCTACCGTTCTAACTATTGCGCCTGTTCTTCCTGCGGGGTCATGTCCTATATTAACATTAGAGTTGTCAAAGGTTTGCATAGTAACCACTAACCTTAATAGCTCTCCCTCTGCTATGTTTGTCTCTGTTATAGGTAATCTTAAAAGAAACTCTGTGTCTGCTACTCCGCCCGGAAAGAGATATTGTGCCGAGGTTATCACGCTAGATATATTTGTAGCTGTTGAGCCGTCATACTTCTTCAATTGAACTGTTATGATTGGTTCTGTTGTTCCGTCTGTGCTTACTCCGACGGTAAATATAGCACTTCCTTTAATAGTTCTTTGGAAGTTGAAAGGAGAACTATCAAACGTTAGAGTTAGAGTTCCCGGATTTGTTAAGTTGCTTTCTATCGTCGCTGATAACTCCACTGTGTCAGATAGGATAAACTCTGCTCCGGCTGCCAAAGATGAAGTCATAGCATAGAAAGATTTGTAGTTAATTCCACTCTCGAAGTCTTGATAATCGAAGACTGCATTTATAGGAGATGATGGGGGTCTTGGGTATGCCATTATTCTGCGAACGACCTTATAATCTTCATTGCTTCCTCATATTCAGTAGAAAGAACGAATAGTTTATTTTGAGTTGTAGCTAGTTGTGTTGCATTTTGGTCTTGCTCGATTGCGTATATTGCCGCCTTAAAAGAACACGCCATCGCTATCATTTGTTTTTTATATGCGTCGAGGGTTGCATAGTTAGCGACGAGGTCATAATTCACATCGGCACTCATTAAACTCTCTGCGTAGTTAATATAAATTGTCATGTTTCCTGCTAGAATTTGGGCGGCTGTTGGGTTAGCACCTAAAGCCAAAAGATATTGTGCCGTTGTGCATAATGTCTCAACCATTTAAATTCCCTCTTCTCATTTCTTGAGTTTGCTCTATCGTGGCTTGGATATGGAATATTCTCAATACGTCTGTAATCTCTAAAGTTGGGTTGGCTGCCTTTAATGCTTTCATTTCTTCTATAAGTGTGTCTATTGTCATACCTTTATCGAGTAGATAGTAGGATTTAAATCTTTGTATTTCCACGCCAAAGCCGCTCTAGTTAATCCCTCTGCAATATGGTCGCCCCCTGCTCCTTTTTTCCCGAAGTAACGCATGATTGGCTTTCCGTTAGTGTCCTCTATATATTCGTATTGGATGCCGTTAAGAGAATGAAAAACACTCTCATCATCTAGTAGTAACAAATCGCCGTTCTGTATCAGCCTTATGAGATTCTGATAAAGCCAGTTCTTCATAATCTTAGTTTTGTCTCCGTATCGGTCTTCGATGATTGTAGAATTAAGAATCGGTGTAGTTCTCCTTTTAGTATCATCATCGTCTAGGAGCATATCACAAACTCCAATCCCTATACCACCCTCTCCGTCGATGAAAAGTTTTTGGAAGTCGTAAGCCCTGTCTAGTTGTTGGATAAATCTAAAAGTCTCGGGTATACTTTGCTGTGTCGTGATTTGGCTGTCTCTGTGAAATAGTTTGCCGTCTTTCTCTTCTATGGTTTCGTAAGTCCCCTCGTCTTTTCCGTAACGAGCGACATCCACGCCCAGATAATAATTCTTGTCTTTCTCTGCTCCTCGTGGTTGTAGTTGCATAGCTCTACGAATATCCTTAGCCTCAAAGGCTTTCATAATATCCTCCATAAATAATCCCATATACTCTTGCCCGAACTCTAGCCTTGACATAGTCTTCTTATCTGCTGCTAAGATTTGCTTAACTCTCTCTTTGTGCTCTGGGGTCCATCCTTTCCTTTCATCAATGACCTTTTCGGTAGTTGTGTAGAAAACTTTAAACCTAGCATCTTTATCTTTTAGATTTTCGGATTCATTAAACCTCTCCCAAAAATAACCCTGCTTTCCGAATGGTGTAGAGCCTAGCCAAATCTCTCCCGCAGTCATAAGCACAATAGGCAATACTGCTATCCAAAAAAACTTCCCCATTCTAGCCGCCTCATCGACAATCGTAACATCTGCTTCAAATCCACGCCCAGAATCTCCAGTGTCTCCCGCAGGTCTCACTTTCATAACTGAGCCGTTTTTTAAGGTCAAAGTCTTCTTGTTTGTGGCGGTCTGCTTCTTTACTAGGCTTTTGGGGCTTGTTTCTAGTAAATAGTTCTTAGCCATGACCATTATAAGCATAGCTTGTTCTTCTGTTAGGCTAAACATCAAAATCTTCGTTTTTGGCTTGTTTATCATCCGATTTATCGCTTTTCGTGCCATAATGTAGGTTTTGCCCACTCGTCTCCCTGTGCAAAGCAAGAAATCTCCCTTATACTCAAGAACGTCTCTTTGCCAGTTATCAAGAGTAATTTTCATGTTTGGGAGTGGCATTTGCTCCTTAAATATTGTAAAATTTCTGGGCGGTTCTTCTCCATCCAGAGAAAGAAAGCTAAGGGATTGTTATGAGCAGAAATCTCCCTAGAGAAAAGGTGGTGTTTCACGCACAAAGTAATGCCATTAGAAATATCTAATTTTGTATCGTGTAACTCTCTAGGAAGAATGTGATGGGCGTTAGGTTTGATAGTATCTCCGCAAATTACACAAGCAAAGCCGTCTCGTTCTTTCACAGCTAAAGCCCAATCCTTATCTTCTTTAGTAAACTTAATCTTTCCCTTTGGCATCAAACACCTCATCAACATCTTCTTCAATCGTGGCGTTCATCATACTTTTGTTTCTTATAAGTGCTTCGATATAAGCAGATTTGTTAATAAAATTTTTCTCTAGGTAGTCAATTAAGTCCTCACTTAAGCTTATTGCTATCTTCTTTTTCATAATTAGTAGTATAAATCATACTATTTAAATCTTTGTATTCTCCATAGGAAGTGGAGGTTCCACAGGAAGCGTAGGTGTTCCACAGGAAACGACCATCTTGCCGATGG